TGGAGGTGCTACAAATCGACACACGGCCTACGGCCAAAGGAGAGTGTCCCGCTGCGACAAGAGTAGAGGAAACAAGAACACGCCGTCCATGATGTGGACGGCGTGTTCACCCACCCGAGAGGAGGCTCAGCTGTTTGGTTCAGCAAGCCTCACTCTAGCCTGTCACTGCTTAACGTAGCTACCGCCACGCCGGGCAACCGCCGCCCGCGCTTCCGTTTCGGAACTGACGACCTTGGTAGTGCCATCGGCGAAGGTCACCTTGAAGCTTTCCTTGCCAGCCTTCTTCGATCCGCAGTTGCATCCCATATCCGCTATCCCCTTGCTTCGCTAAATGCGGCCTTGGCCCGTGCAACCTGCAATTGCCGGAACTTGGAGCGCACAATGTTGAACTTCTCCGCCGGAGTCGTAGGTATCTCCACCGTATCCCCGGCATCCTGACCTTCTGCCAGCGGAATCGAGGCCGCTATCAGCGACACCGGACGCCCGCTGGAGGCAACCAGCATCGAGGGCCGCGGGATCGGGAAGCCGGGAACATTCACTGCGAGGGCTGCGATCATTTCGAGGTCATCGGTCCCCACCTTCACTGTGCGCCAGTCTCCGGAAAGCGCCGCAGCGCGCAGTTCGTGCACCTGCTCCGCGGTCAGTGTGGAGCGCAGCGCTCCTGCCACCCAGATTCCATGGTCATCCTCGCCCGCGGTCACATCCGCGACGGCGGTGGAGGTGGAGTCGTAGTGGCTGATCGCGGCCCGGAACCCTGCGCGGTGATCGGCATGCCCTCCGCCCATGGTGATCTGCCCGACCGCCACCGGGCCGAGGTCGGTCTGGACTTCGCCGGTCAGGAAGAAGGCGTAATTGGCTCCCGAGTGCGGCGCGGTGGTGCACTCGCCTTCCTCGTCCCCGATAGGCAGGCCGATGTGGCAGGTGTCCCATGTGGCGACGTGCCCGTACACGCGACCCTCGTCCGTGACCGTGAACGGCGTGGGGCCGGGGAGGTTGGGGTTCTTGAACCAGTCCGCGGAGAGCACTGTGCCTGCCGATGCGGTGAGTGTCATGTCCTGCACCTTTCCTGAATGCTGGCCCGGCCAAATACCGAGTGCCCGGTAATGGAGGTTGGCACAGAGTCCCGCCAGCCATTTCGGGTTCTGGACGTACTTGATTAGCTGCCTGCGGCATCTATTGAAATCCCCCGGTGCTGACCACCGAATCTTGGCAGCCCCCGGCCCGTGGACCCAGTAGTCGGTGATGCGCTCGGTGTCCTTTGGATTGGTCCACCAGCCGGGGCCGTCACGGGTGATGATCGGCGCTCCGGCGGTCAGGCTCTCAGGGGGCGTTTCCCCAAGTTCCTTGTAGGCTCCGCGAAGCTTGGCCTTGGCCGCGGAAATCTGCTCGGGGGATGCCTGTGCCTGCCCGATGCGACCGGCAGCGGCGTGCACTCCGGCGCGGGAAAGCGCACCGCCCGGCTCCCGGATGGGCAGCTTGTGGCAGGACTTCTCCATGCCGTCGCAGACGTGGAGGATGCAGGAGCGCTTCCACTGTTCCTCGCTGAACCTCGAAGCGCTGCCGTCCCACGGAGATTCGGAGACGAACGTTCCACGTGAAACGGCGAACTCCTCGGGGGGCTGTTGGTCGTCCAACACCCCCCCGGCGTCTGCCCATGTTCCGATCTGGACGAAAGCCTCGGAAAAAGCAGGAATGGCACAGATGGTGGCGGCGCAGATACGCCCGCTGGCCTCCATGCTTTCGCCATCCTCGGACAGTTGCGCCTGCATGTCGTCAATATCCACCGACACGCCACGCCACATGCCTTCAGCCAGCATGCGCACCGTTTCGTAGGCGGCGTCGGAGGAATCGAACACACCCTCACCCTTGACGAGGCCCTCTTCGCGCCAGATGCGGTCGATGCGGCCCACGATGACAGACCCCTTGTGGCCCTCGTCGTCGGTGAACATTGCCTTCAACGGCAGGGGCAGTTCGCGGTAGCTCAGCCCGCCCGTAGTAAAGGATCGGCCATCCCCGGACGGGACACCTTCGGGAGCTAGGACGCCGTACCACGGCACCGGCTCGAACTCTTCCTCGGACGGAACCATCGGCGCGTCGTCGTCTTCCTCCGGCGTGTCACTCTCTGGGCTGGCCCCAAACGTCCCGGCGCTTGGGGCCTCGGACGCCGGGTTTCCGCCGGGCGTGGGTGCGAATGCGCTCGCATTCACGGCACTGCCGGAACCTGCTTCCGTCTCCTCGCCTGCTCCAGCGGGTGTTTCGCTCGTCGTAAAGGTGGCCTTTGGCGCAGTGGGTTTTGAGTCCGTTGCCATTGAATCCTCCGATGGGCGGCTTGACCCGTCGCTCAGCCTGTTGGAGTGGGGTCGCGGGTTCAAGGTGATCTGGATTGACACAGAGTCGGTGCTTGCACCGTCCACCACGACACTTTCCCTCGGCAACTGCGCGGGTGTGGCATAGGTGGTCGAGTTGGTCAGGAACGCTCCCATATCGCTCTGCCCATGCCCAACGGTGAGCCTTGAAGGTCCCGAGGCCGTTGACGGTCCATTTGCCGTAGCCGGTGCTGTCAACCGCTGCTGTCCAGAGGAGGCATCCGTCATCGTCGGGCTGAACTTTGCTCCAGAATCTTTCTTCGTATTCCATGCGTCAGACTTTACTGCCGCTTCATCCAAAAGATACGGCCTACACACACATCGGCAGTTGATCCAGATTTCGGGGGGGCCAACTGGTTGCCCCGGATAGAGAAGTTCATATCCCGCGACGTCGAAGGGCTGGCCGGAGGGGACTGTCTCCCCGTTGGTTTCCACGTGGGTCTCCCGCACATGACTGTCACCCATGGTCACCCACTCCAGCCCAACCGCGCCGTCCGGGTCGGAGGTGGTGGCCGCTTCGGTTCCGGCGTTCACCGAGTAGGTGGAGAGCCAGCGCACCATGCGCTCGACCTGATGGTCGAACTGACCCTCCTCGGAGGGCTTGGTCTTGTGCAGGGTTTCGCGCAGTTCCCGCTCGAACTCATCGCGCATGTCGTCGATGATGGGGTTCCACTCGTCGATTTCCTCGCGGGTGGTTTCGTCGAAGATGTCCAAGGCGGCGGCGATGATGCCGTCCTCCCAGCCGGGCAGACCCAGCCGGGTGAGGGCTGCGCGCACCGGATCGGTCAGGCGCTCGTCGGAGCGTTCGAGGATTCGGCGGCGTTCCGCCGCAAAGGTGTCCACGTCGATCGTGAAACGGTCGGTGCGAATCATGCGGGAACCTTCTCTCCGGCGATCATCATGTTGGTCATCATGTAGACGGTGAAGTTATTGAAGGTGTGCGGCGTCTGCTCCTTCAGCAACTGCGTGCAGTAGGTTTCCAGCACACCCTCCAGCCATGCCGCCGGGATGTGATGCCGCTCAGCAATGGCGGCCACGTGCGTCCAAGCGTCATCGAGCAGGAAGGCAGTGTCCTCGCTCTTGACGAACTTGTAGATGTCCACCGCAGCGCAGGTTGGTTTCACCTGCATCTTGTTCTTCAGCTTGTTCCCGGCACGCTCCATCGCCCGGACCACGACCTGCTCGGAGGCTGCGATCAGGGCGGCGGCGTTGCGGTTCTCCGGCATGGATGACGGAACGTCCCCGCGCTCCCGCGCCTGCCTGCGTCGCTCGGAGATTTCCGAATCCGGCATGTCGTTGACCGGGTGGTCCTGCAGGGACGGGGCGGGTCGGCCCTCGGTGCCCTCCTTGGCCGGTTCCGGGGCTTCCAGTTCCACGCCCAGTTCGCGCAGCGCGGCGTGGACCAGTTCCGGCGTAGTGGAGCCGGAGGCCACCTTGCGCAGGTAGAACAGGATGCGGTCCTCGGTGGTCTGGGCGTCGTCCTCGTCGAAGCCGGTTTCGCGGCGCAGCGAAGTGCCGTTGAGTTCGCCCCGGTCGTACAGTTCGAGCGCTTCCTTGGAGCGGTTGGGCCGCAGCCGCATTTCGGAGGTGTCCGCGCTGATGGAGAAGCTGCGCAGCGCGGAGGCGTCGACCCCGCTTTCATCGGAAAGCAGCGGACGCAGGTAGCCGGAGGCGAGCGCGGTGGTGACCAGTTTGAGCAGCGGTTCGGCGTGGGCCTTGATGGTGGATTCATCCGCGGCCCATGCGGACCAGTGGTTGGATTCGGACAGGCCCTGCAGGACTTCGGGCGGGATGTCCATGCCGAGGGCGAGGCGGCGGATGGCCTCGTTCCGCAGTTCGATGGCGTGCTCGTCCAGCTGGGTCCAGAAGGTCAGGTGCTTGATCGCCGCGATGGCCTCGGCGGGAGCCTTGATGACGATGGGCACCAGTGCCGAGGCATCCTCGCGGTTGGCGATGGACGCCTCCATCGCTTCGGCCAGCACGCGCATCAGGCCCTCGGCGTCGTTGGCGACCCGCTGCTCCTGACCCTCGATGGGCGGCGGGGCCGGGAAGGTCATCTCGGAGGGGACAAGCAGGATGCCCGCTCCGGCAAGGCGGGAGTCGATCTGCGCTGCAACGTGCTGGGTCAGACCATGGATTTCGCCGAGGATCGGCAGCACCGCCTGCGCGGGGGAAATGGCCTGCCACGGCTTCTCCGGGTCCGGCCTCCAGACGCGGATCACGAGCACATCTTCGGGGTCGAGGTCGATGACCTTGTTGTTCACCCGCCACTTGCCGCCCTCGACCTTGTTGATTTCCGAGGGGGTGGCGATTTCCCAGACATCCCCGGCGTCTCCGAAACGGTCGGGGTTGGGATAGGAGACGACGTAAAGCTCGCCCGCGACGGACATGTGGATGCCGATTTGGCGCAGCATCTCCGCACGCCCATCGTCGTCGACGAACAGGGACTCCATGATTTCCACGGCGGGTCCGGTCTTGACCGGCCTGCGCTTGCCCGCCTTCTTCACCGAGGCGAACAGTTCGGCCTTGGAGAGCATGGAGCCGATGAAGTCGCAGGCGTACCGGAACTCGCCGATGATGTGATACATCCGCCACGCCTCGCGCTGCCACACGATCGACTCGGCGATCCGGGTGTAGTTCCTCTGCCCGCTCTTGCCGATGCGCGCCGCCGAAGCGACGAGAGAGTTGGCCTGCGGTGCTTCTTCCCTGCGGGTGCGAGCCATGGGGCTACTCCACTTCATCTCTTTCGACGATCATGGCGGCGACGTATGCTGCGGCCATCCATCCGTTGAACAACCACCATGTGATGTGAAGGCCGGACAACCAGCCCCAGAGCAGTATCGGCGGCGTGATCCAGACGGACATGCACCAGTGACAGTGTGCGAGCGTCGACCACGGGCCGTCGTTGGTCAACTCGTCCCACTTCATGCGCAGCCACGCCGACGGCGGAAAGCTATCCTGTGTAATGAGCCGGGTAATGCGTGCGATGGAGAGCGTGCCGACGGCGACAGCCGCGAGTACGACGAAAATCTCCACCATGAGTACGAGCGTACCGTGCCATATCAGGGATTACCCGCCTGCCGTTCCGTGTTCGGTGGCCTCGGGGTCAACATCAGGTGTCGCGTCGGTGTCACGGGGACGGTATCCGAACAGCCCTCCCCTGTTGCGGAAGACGGTCTGTAGCGGTTCGCCCTTGAGGGTCTTCCCGCCGGGAGAGGCAAGCTCCGCCGGGGCAAGACTGTCGTTGAGCTTGGTGATGCCGTGCACCAGCGCGTCCACGCGGTCGGGCGAGTCCTGCATGTCCGGCACCCATTCGGTCATCTGGGACTCCAGATCGGTCAGTATCTTCACGTGGTGCACGCGCCCCTGCTCATACAAACCGACGACGGGTTCGGCGCGCAGTACCTTGCCGCGCCGGGAATGCACGAGGTCGACTTTGCCGTCCTTGCGCTTGGTGCGCAGCGTGGAGAGCACCATCTCGCCGCCGTAGTTCTTCTCCGCAACGATGAGGTCTGCCTGATACAGGTCGTAGGCCCGCCACGCTTCCGCCGCCCAGCCGTCGGGGGTGTAGTGGCCGGAGTGGTCGGCGAGCACATAGAAGCTCTCGTCCTTGCGGCCAATGACGACGATTCCGGTTTCGTCACGCTTCTTGGAGGACGTACCGGCGGGGTCGATGGCAACGACGATGCGGTCCATGTCCTCGTGCCGAATCACGGTGTTCAGGGGGCGGTTGTTCTCGATCATCTCCCACGTCCACAGCGCACCCTCGATGTCCTCCAGCACTTCGCCGTGGAGTTCCTGTCGGCCCATCCGGGTGCCCTCGTACTTTTCGAGGATGACCTTGCGGAAGGTGGGGGCGAGGTTGTCGATGTTGGCGTAGGTGGACACCGTGACCGAGCGGGTGGTCGGTTCCTCAATGAGGTCCTTGAGCCACTTGATCGGCAGCGGCGTGGTCGTGCACAGCACCAAGGGGCGCTTGCCGTAGCGCAGGCCCAGCATCATCATGTCCCAGACGGTTTCGATCATCGGATAGTGGGCCGGTTCATCCAGCCACACCGCGCCGTGGTTCGGGCCGCGGAGCCGGTCGGGTTCCTCGCCGGTGAATGCCTGAATGCGGTGCTCGTTGTGCCGTCCGCGTCCGGGCAGGGTGATCCGGCGCTTGGAAGGTTCCCAGAGGGCGTTGACCTTGGCGTTGTCGAAGGCGGCAAGCAGTCCCGATTCCCCTTCCACCATCACGTCGCGCACGTGGGGCAGGGTCGGGCCGATGATGGAGGTGAAGGCGATGGACTCGCTCATCTTACGAATCCACTCCGAGCCACAACGGGTCTTGCCCGAACCACGACCGCCGCGCTGCAGCCACACCAGCCAGTCCGGATCGGACGGGGGCCACTGGTCGCCGCGGGCGTGCTTGTAGTCGTACTTGCCGTGCGGCAGTCCGTCGCAGCTTGGACCCCGTGTGCAGTACCAGACCTTGCGGTCCTTCTCCGCGAGGGCGACCATGGCGAGCAGCTTGTCCTTGGACTTCTGGTCCCAGTTCCGCCATTCGTTGACATCAAGCTCCGGCGTGGCGGTCATCACTGCCTCCCTATAGTTCCTTCAGCCCCTCGATCAGCCACGGACCCTTCCCGCGCCCGTTGTCGGAGGAGGGTTTGTTGCCGACAGTCTTTGCTCCGTGCGGGACCGGCTGCGCACCGTGCCTGACCACTTCAGTAAACGGGATGTTCAGGTCGTGGGCGATGAACGCGCCGACGGCACGGCGCATGTAGGAGGCCATGCTCATGTCGCGCCGGGCGGCTGCCTCATCCAGCAGTGCCCGGAAGGGTTCGTTGAAGTAGACGTACATCCCCGAGCGGCGGCCCTCGGAAACCCGGGACTGCCTTTGCCGGGACCGGACACGGGCGAGAGCATTCTCCATCCACTGCGGGTCCTCCCCGGCGTCGGCCCAGCCCTGCAGGTCGGGGTTGTAGTTGACCATCTCTAGTCCTCCACCACGTCGGCGTCGATGATGTTCGCTTCCTCGGCCTCGGGTTCCTGCCGGGCCAGCGCCATCATGTGCGCCACGTACTGCTGCAGGTGTTCGTCGGTCGGGGTGATCTGCACCTGCGTCGGAGCGTCCACGCCCCAGAGGCGCATGATCCTGTCCGTGATCGCCAGCGCCCTCGCGTTGTAGGCAAGGTGGTCCGGGTCGGTGGGGTCCACCGCCTTTCCCATGACGGACTGCAGCAGCCGGTTCAGCCGCTTGTCCGCAAGCACCCTTTGCTGGTCACGTTCCTCGGGGGAGTCAGCAGAGGATGCCAGCACCCGCTCCACCGCGAGCCGCGCCCTTGTGGCGGAGGCGTAGCCGAGGGTCTTGGCGATGTTCGTGTACGAGGTGCCCGCGATGCGCAGTGCCACCGCGGACTCGGCCTTGGTGTTCGTCTCGGAAATGACGAGGTCGGCGTTGGGTTCCTCGCCGTTCTCAACCGCCTTGGCGAACGCCTTGGCCCCGGTCATGATCCGGGCTTCCCTCTCACCCACTAGAGGTCCACCGTTCGTGCCTTGTCCTCGAACCTGTCGGCCAGTTCCGCATAGAGGTCGTCCCGCTCGGCTTCATCCTCAAAGTCCACGACCACCTGCCAGATGCCGGAGGGGGCGACGCCGAAGCCGTGGTCCTGCGGAATCACCGGGTCCATGGACATCGCCAGCAGGAGGTTCTGGTACGTGGTTTCGTCGTAGCCGGTTCCGGCGAGTCCGATGTCGGTGTTGTTCAGTTCGGTCAGCAGGGATGCGACCGCCTGCTCGTCGAGGACCGCCAGCTTGCCTATCTTGTTATCCCCAATGAGGTAGCGCACCGCTCCGGACTCGTCCATGTGGTCCACCCAGATCACCGGGATTTCGGTGGCACCCAAGGCGTGGAGCGCCTGATAGCGGTGGTTGCCTGCGAGGATGTTCCCGGTCTTGGCGTCGGCGGTGACGGCGGTGACGAAGCCGTTGACCTGAATGGACTCAATCAGCGCATCGAGGTCGGCATTGTTGGGGTTGCTCTCATGCTGGTGCACCGAGTCGATTGGCACCAGCAGCGGCTGGACTCCCTTGGCGAATCTCACGGTGTTCATGAGGCGGCCTCTCCCGCCGCGAGGCACACCTGCACGTAGCGCTCCAGTTCCAGCGCGGCCCTCGGGTTCAGCCCCATGTACCAGCCCTCGGCCCAGTGCACCGTCTCCTCGGTGAGGGTGGCACCGCGCAGATCGTGCAGGTGGATGATTGCCCGGTAGCACTTGCTGTCGGTGAGGATCACCCCGTGCCCGCGGGTGCGCCACTCCTCCTTGATGTTGTCCTTGGCCCAACTGCGGAAGCGGGAGAGGTTGGGCAGGATGACGTAGTGGTTTTCCAGCGTCACTTCTTCGTCTCCTTGGTCTTCGATGCCGAGTACAGCGCCCGCAGCCCCTTGGCCGGGGAGCCGAAGCGGCGGGTGAGGTCGGCAACCTCGTTCTTGGTCAGCCGGACGGAAACGACCTCCGACTTGGCGCTCGGCCCAAGCGTTGGCCGGGGCATCAGACACCCTTGCCCAGTATGAAGCTGCAGCCCCAGAGCAGGGACAGCACAATGAACAGTACAAGCACGGTGAGGAAAATCGCCGTGCCCCGCATCGGGCGGCGTCGGTGCCTCACGAAGCCTCCTCGTATTCGTTCTCGAACTCGTCCGGGTCCCAGCGGTAGAAGATGTCGTTGCGCTTGACCAGATAGTCACCGTCGGCAAGGGAAGTCATCCCCGCCGGGGACTGCAGGGCGACAATGGCCGGGGCCTCGCCTCCGCTAATAACCAGTCCGGGGCAGAAGGCCAGCAGTTCTGCCTCGGTGGTGATGCCCCTGCGGTACTGCAGCGCAGTGATCGAGCAGGGACGGGCCTTGTACTTGTGCACTGTCATGGCTCACTCCTTGCGTTTGCCGTAGTAGTGGAACGCTTCAAGATTCGTCAGTCCGGTGTCGGGGTCCACGTCATCCCAGTACTGATCGCAGGCCGCGCACTCACCGTAGGGTTTCAGGTCCCGGGTGATGTGCCAGTGCCGGGGAGTCACCTCCTCCTCCGGGTCCGGGTGATCAGATTGCCCAGCAGGTAGGCGATTCCGAAGGCAACATGGCTAAGCATGCTGCGGAACACCGACAATCCGCTGCGGCGTCTCACGGCCACCACCCGATCGCCTGCGCGAGCGCGAAGAACCAGCCCACGCAGGAGATGATCGTCATGGTGATGAACATGGACTTGTAATGGTCCGCCCGGCCCTGCCAGTAGTGCCGCAGAATGCGCATCTGGGACAGCGCTTCCAAATCCTCGGTCTCCGTCACGGTTTCCTCCTGAGCACGAGCGCGTCGATCCCCTCGCGGGGCATCCTGCCGTACATTCTGACCATCTCCGCGGCCCGGTGGGGAGCGACCTTCGTCTGGGTGAACGGAAGCGGCTGGCAGCGGAACCAGACCGCGACCACAGTGCCGTCCTTGTCCGTTTCAACGTTGACCTCGCTGTTGCGGTGGATGGTGCTGTCGCCGCCGTAGTAACGGATGTCCGTGGGGTCTTTAGGCTCGCTCATCGCCCGTACCTCTCAAGAAGCCACATGGCGACCCAGCCGCAGGTCCAGCCCAGCGCGAACAGCGACAATCCGTCGATCCGGCGCACCGGCCTCGGAGCCTTGCCGATCACGGGATCACCGCCTGATACAGCGCAGTGAGCAGGGGCGAAAGCAGCACCCCAAGGAGCATGCCGAGGAAGAAATACAGCCAGCGGTTCACAGCAGGCTCCCGGCAACAACCCCCACGCACAGCGCCAGCGCCAACAGCCCCCAAAAGGCCAGCAGCGCATAGCCGGGATGCTCTTGGTCGTGCTCGTGGGGCGTCAGCGGCCCCCAGTGAAATCGGTCCTGATCCAGTTTGCTCATGAGGCGTCCTTCCGGGTTGGTGATCCACAGAATATCCGTAATACGGCTCCATTCTCCCCCCGAAACGCGGTGATAGCCTGTTGCGGGCGATCCCGACCGCGACCAACTGCCGGGAGACGCCATGAAGCCCCGCCGCTGCACTTGAGTCCTGCATGGCGGGGCTTTCCTTTACAGTGGAGCCATCTGCACGTGCCACGTTGTCAGATGCCAAGGCCCCGGGGTTTGCGACTTCACCGGGGCCTTCGCTTTGCCCCCGACCGAAGGATGTTTTATCCGCACGGTGGGCGATGGGCACTTTTGCCCCAAAAACAGGCCAAAAAGTGCATGATCTGCACCATTTGATGCCTCTAGGCGAACAATATTCGGCCCATCAGGGGTCCGATCAGCCGTTTTGCCCGCCCGATGAGGCCGTATACGGAAACTCCTTCGGGAAATCAGGCGTTTCGGCGAACAAACTGCCGGTTTCAGGGGTGCATTTTGGACAAATTGTTCAGTCTTTGCCCGTTTTACTGACAATCTGCGGTCTCCCGCCGGTGGGCACTCGATAATCCGTGCCAAAAACGGGGCTAAAAATTGGACAAATTGCTCAATCGAAGGTGTTTACGGTTTCAGGCGTGGATGGAACTTGGACGGGGGGACGGGCAAAGTGTCTACGGTTTCGCGCGCAAAATGCTTCCGGATGGGGGGACGGGCTGCGTTAAGGCGGCCCCGGCGCGTCGCGGTTGCCATGGGGTGGGGGTGGGGTGGCTGTTGGGGGCTGTTGGATGACCAACAGCCCACCTCATGGGAGGTCCAATACCAAGACTTGAAAGGGTCGATGGAAAGGAGGATAGTTGGACCTACCGGAGGACTGTCCTCCGGAACCAACCGAGAGAGAGTGATCCAAGTGGCCGAAACCACAGTACGAACCGCCCGCCAACGGACTCGGGCCGCCAAGGCCGCAGAGGCCGCAGAGACGCCCGAGACGCCCGCCGTAGCACCGACGCCCGAGACGCCCGAACCGCTCACCCCCGCCCAAGCCAAGGCCGAGAGCGACGCCCTAGAGCGCCGCACCCTTGACGCCCTCGTGGAAGCGTGGAGTGCCGCCGTCGATAAGGTGACCCAGTCGGAGGACATCGTGAAGGCCGCTGAAAGGGTCCGCGACCTCGCCAAAACCTACCGCGCTGTCGTGGCGTTCAAGGTCGCGTCGCACCCCTTGGTGCGGACGGCGGATTGGGAAGCGAACGAGACCAAGGCCGGGCGGGTGCCGGGTCCGGTGAACTACTCCGGAGCCGCAGAAGTCCTTGAGAAGGACCGCTCTAGTCTCCGCCCGTACATCGACGCCGGGTTGGCGCTGGCGAACGCGGGACGCCCCTTGACGGCGGACATCGCCCAAGAGGACGTCGACATCGTGTTGAAGTCCTTCAAGGAGGGTGCCAACCAGAAGAGGAAGGACGCCCGCGCCGCCAAGGCGATCGAGGACGCCGCCAAGGCGAAGGAGGCCGCCGATGCCAAGGCCGCCAAGGAGGAAGCGGAGACCAACGCCCTTGCTCCCAAGGATCAGTTCACAGCCGAGACTGTGATCGAGTCCGCGCTGAAACTCCGGAAGATGATTGGCACCTTCCAGACTGCGGGCGGGACGTTCACCCCGGAGGAGTCCACGCGGCTCTCGGGAATCCTCGCAGACGTCTCCGCAGCAATAGCGTAACCCGCGCTGTAGGACCGTCCTCCCCTTCGGGGGTGGGCGGTCCTTTGTGCTGTCCGCGCGCTGGTTCTGCCGCGCGCTTTCCCCTTCCCCCTTCCCCCCTTGGGGGGTCCTTTCCCCGGGGGGTCCTTCCCCTTGGGGGATGTTGGACGTCCAACATCCCCTTTCCATTCCATGGCATATCTGGCCATGGATTCCCATGGCATGCCCATGGCATGTCCTCACTGAAAGGTTCCGTCATGCCCCGTACCATCCGACTCCATCCCCTCACTGCTCCCATAGCCATCACCTGCGCTGTCGTGGCGCTGTCACTGCACACCTCCAATCCCGAGACATGGGGTGTCCCCATGGAATCCTCAGTGCCTGCGCAGATTCAGGAGGACGACCCCCGATGGGACTGCACCACCATGGGTAACCGCGAGTGCGGCACCGCGTCGGCGGAGGAATCCGCCACGGCATGGGAGGTGTGGGACTACAGCGAAGGGGCGCGGAAGCTGCGCATGGACCCGTCCCGGCCCTTCCGCGTCGTCTACGTCGGGCGCACGTCCTCAGTGCCCAACACCGACACCGGAGAGGTCGCACTCATAGGCAAGGACGGCAACGCCTACCTGTTCCGCGCTGTCTACACCGACACGAAGGAGAGCTAGCCATGTCATCCACCGACGGGGTATTGGTCATCCAACATCCCCCACAGAAAGGAGTCCCGATGTATGAGGGACATGCGGACTGCCGCTTGTGCGGCGTCGACGTAGTACAGCAGGAGGACGGTTCATGGGTCCATGTGGCCAATGATCCGGCGAATGACTGGAGCTATGTGGAACCGGCGATTACCTCACCCCATGAGGCGGAGCCGGTCATCGGGTGGTGCGATGACTGCTCACGGGACATCTATCCCGACGAGAAGGTCTCGGACCACTACCACCAGTACCGACCGGAGCGGAAGGAGGCGTAGCCATGGCCAAGATCAGGCATTGCGCCGAATGTATCGACAATCGCCAATGGGAATCCGTCGTGGATGAGGATGGCCCACGGCCCAAGTCCACCATGCGGCAGATTCGCCGGGACCATTCCACCCACGGGACCCGGGCATGGGGCAATCGTCCGTGGGCACCCAATGCCCCGATCCGCTTGGACCTGCTCATGTTCCGGCGCAATGGCAGCTATGTGGGCACGGTCATCAGCCATGGCGGCAAGCCATGAACGAGAAGACGTTCCGCGCACTGGAATCCATGCTGCTCTGGTCGTGGCATATCTCCATGGATGCGGCCAGCGACCGTAACCGCACCCGTGCCAACCGTGCCGCGCTGTTCGAGAGCGGACTCAAGGCATGGCACGACCTCACCGAACTCCGCGCCGAATGGCGGAGCCAGCAGCACCACAACTAGGGATGTTGGTCGGCCAACATCCCCCACAAACTTTCCTCACCGCCGGTCGGTCGGCCATGCTGCCAACCCATCCGACCGACCGGCACCCATCCCACCCCACAGAAAGGAATCAGCCATGCTCAGCAACCTGCCCCCCGGAGTATCCGACTCTGATCCACACTTCAACCCACCGGACGACGAGGAGAAGCCCACGTGGGAGAAGCCCTGCGAACGGTGCGGGCACACCGTCACCCGCTGGCGGGGCATGAGCGATGTCTCATGCGACAAGTGCGATGCGCAGTACAACGCCGGAGGCCAGCGTCTGCGGGACGACTGGCGCGGGAATCCCTCCACATGGGATGACGAGGTGGGCGACCTCGAAGGCTACGAGATTCAGCACATGGGAGATGAGTGAGATGGACTGGAACGAACAACTCGCCAAGGCCAAGGCCAACGGACGGGAGTATGCGGAGAACGGCATCGCCGCTGGCGAGCGCTCACCGCAGGAATCCCCGCTCTCCGGGGAATGGGCGGGAGCGATCACTCCCCGTGACGTAGTGGAGATGGCCGTCGGCAGTGACACCGCCTACCACAGCGCCGAAGGGTGGGAATCGAACGAACTGTGCGACGCATGGGAGGACGGCTACTACTCCGCGCCATGGCCGGAACCCATGGAAGGGGATGGTGAATGACCGACAGCCCCACTCACAGGACTCATTGGCACTCACTCGTCCCGTCTTACCATTTCTTGACATCCCACCCTAAGTCATGGTATGATGGAATCTCAGGGCACATCCCTGCCCGCGACCCCTGTTGGTCATCCAACAGCCCCCTGCTACCAACCTGAAACGGAGCCAGTCATGCCCGAACTTGACGCCCTCGACATCCGCATCAGCCACCTCATCGACGATGCGGAAACCACCCGCGCCCATGCCCTCAACATGCTTCGGAACAACACCGAACTGCTCACCCTTGGGCTGCATGCACTGCGCAACGGCTCACCGGATGTCACGGACGAGTACATCGAGAGGGTGCGCGACGCCATGGACGCCGAAATTGCTTGGCTCCGCGACCGCGGCTGACCCCCTGTTGGTCATCCAACAGCCCCCTAACCCGCTGTACGTTAACCCCTAGCGTTCAGTTCCCCTTCACCTACCAGCTACAACCGAACAAGGAACCGCCATGGCTACCGACCAACCCCCGGTCATCGTCCCGTCCTCGACGATGGGACCCGAAGTGCTCGCCATCCTGCCCACCGTGCGCGCTGAAGTGGCCAAGACCATCGCCGCACTGGAGCGGATCATCCACGGGAGCACCCTATGAGCGAGCAAGCCAAGGTGGTCATCGTCCTCGTCATCTGCTGGGCCGCCGTCATGATCGCACTGGCGCTGACTCAGTGAACGGCGAACTGTTCGTACCCAACGGCGGGCACGCAGGCAAGGTGCGCTGCACCGTATGCGGCAGGACCGGATACCCCGGCGGCTCATGGCAGGACGCCTGTGTCGCCGGGCATCCGTATGTCTGCACCTGCGGGCGGGCTTTCGCCACGAGGCAGGGCTTTTCCGGACACCTGCGCCAGATGGACAAGGCCGCACTGAAGTCACGCCAGTCCGGCATGGACTGGCCCCCGGTTTCACTACATGTCCGCACCGAACCCGATGCCGGATCAACAAGGGATGTTGGCTGACCAACAGCCCCGACCCAACTGAATAAAGGAGCTATCCGCAATGATTGCTGCGACTTTCCACGGACCCAACCACTCGCCGAACCATGACGAGTCATCCATCGAGGTGTTCGACAACATCGGCCATGCACTGGCCGCATTGTTCGAGCGCTACGATGCGAACGGACGCAGGCATCTGCCTGTTCGTTTCCTCAACGGCAACCACGGGGACATCATCTTCCCCGTCGTCACCGAGGGTCACTACTTCGAGTGCTACCGGATCGACAGTCTCGATAACTCAGTGCCGCCCGGCGATGAGGTCATCGAGGATGCGCTGACCGCAGTGCATGTCGGTGTCCCCGACTACACCCTCACCCTCACACCCGATGCCATCGGCGGCATCGCCATTATGGTGCAGAAGGGCTGAGCCATGGCCGTCACCCATTACCAGCGCTACCCAAGCGGAGCCACTGCCTGCGGCACAAAGTCCGCCGCACAGGTCACCGCCGACAAGGAGCAGGTCACCTGCCTGCGGTGCAAGGCCACTCACCTGCTCCACTACGAGAACTTCTATCTCACCTTCGGCGTGGAGTACCGCTATGAACCGCACCCGGTGCACCCCTACGGCGTGCATCCCGACGGCTGGGTGCGCATCATGGCACCGGACGAGGAGAGGGCACGCGCCATTGCCCTCACCCACTACGGCACCTACTGGTCACGCCTCATCCCCGAGCGCTACTTCGAGCCGCGCTTCTTCCCGGCAGGGGAGCAAGACGTGCTGCCCGCCAACCTCACCGACGAGTATCCGCCACTGTCCCACTTCTCCACGGAGGAACAGCCATGACGCAGATCAAGAAGCCGCTGCCTGAGTCCTTGATGAAGGCGATCAAGGCAACCATTGAGTCCCCGGACCCGACGCCACAGGAGAAGTTCGAGGCAGTGGTGCTGATGACGCATGGCTACGGACTGTGGACGGCGCATGAAGGGTCCATCGACCCGACCGGCTACGCCATTCCCGAGGAGCAGTGGAAGGCGATAGCGGGAATGCTCCAGACAATGTCCAAGACCGACCCGGTCAATGAGGTCAACAGGGCGCTGAGTTGGATGAACATTGGTCCGTCCGGTTACAAGCCGGAGGGGGAGTAGCCATGGAACTGAGCAAGGAATACCCCACCCACTACGCGCTGGACTTGGAGACACCGCCGGTCATCGCCTGCGATGCGCAGAATGTGCAGTTCACATCCACCATCCCGAGCGAGGTCACCTGCGAGGACTGCATCGGATCGGAGATGTTCCCGCAGTCCTCCCCCGGGCGGTTCGCCAACGCCCGCGAGTTCAAGTTCACCGTGAGGGTGAAGGCCATGACCCGCCAGCAGGCAGAGCGAGTGATGGGCGAGCGCATCTTCACCGACGCCGACTACGGATTCCCGTATGAGATATGGGTCATGGGCGCAGCCAATGACCCGGGCAAGGGCAATTGAGTGGGGCTGTTGGTTGACCAACAGCCCCGAAAGGAAGTGACAGTCATGCTGTGCAACCATGCCAGCCAGCGCTTGTTCTGGGGCAGTGGGACGTACCGCTGCACCCGGGAACAGCGACACATGGGCGAGCATCAGGCCCGGATCACCGTGCCGTATGAGGGGTACGTCCAGTGGAGCACGGACGGCGGCGGGTCAATGTGGGCGGCAGAGGACCCACACCACCCCGAGTGGAAGGTCATCGCCTGCGAACACTGCGGCATCATGTTCAAGCCCGACGCCTACGGGAGCACCAAGGGCGGCACGCACTGCTTCCACTGCGTGTTCTGGGCCGGACGCATGGCGCAGTACGCCAACGGGGAACTCATGGTCATCGACGGCACCGTCTACTCATGGGGTGCCGAGCATGGCTACGGCGGAAGGGAGTTCACCATCACCACCGAGGACGGACAGACCATCACCAACCGCGGACTGTGGAACGGCGGAGTGATTCCGTGGGAGTACCGGCTTGCCATGCCGGACAACGCCGCATTCGGCCACCGCTTCGCCCGGCAGGAGATGGACATGCCACGGCCCTATGTCGAGGCCCCGCTCACTACCGCCATTCGGGAAGTGGCGCATTGGGACTCGGTCATTGAGCGCTACTCCAAGGGTGAGCATCCGCTCGCCTCACTGGCTGTGACCGTGGCGCACTCACTACGGGATGAATGGCAGACCAAGGTGGAGGAACTGCAGCAGAAGGAGGGGCACTGATGGTGGCCATGGAAACACCCGCCGACATGCTGGCCTACATCCCCACGCTGATCCAGCGGGAGCCGGAAGAGGCACTCGTGATCCTTACTGTCATTGGCGAGCAGATACAGGCGGCGCTGGCGCTGCAGCACTGCCCGTCCATGGATGACGTGACCGACTATGTGCTCGGCGTCATGGAGGGGCTGACGCAACTGCAGCCGGAGAAGGTGGTCATGGTGTTCTATACCGAGGCCGAGTCATGGTGCAGCCATGAACCGTACCGGCATGTGCATGACCTCATAGCCATCTCCGCGCATGACCTCGCCGGGTTGGACATCATCCCCGGGTTGTTGGTCACGGGCGGGCGCTTCCATGAGTACGGCACGGAAGAGTGGCACGACATGGCCGAGGTCAAGGACTCCGTGGTGGCTGCGGCGATGGTGCTCGGCGGGATTCCGCTGCAGCCTCCGGGCATCACGATCCCTGAGCCGAAGGCCGCAACTGATGCGATCATTGCGGCGATCGACGAGACCTTGGAATCCCTGCCTGCGCTCCCGTCCAACATCGGACAGGTTTGGGAACATCCATATACGCAGCAGGTCAGGGAGATATTCGAGGTTGCACTGAGGCGCGAGCACGGGCCGTCAACAGGGGAGGCGATAGTCCTCATTGCCTGCCTTCAGCGCCCGGTGCTTCGGGACCGGCTCATGGTGGATGCGGTCACCCACACCCAAGACATGAAGGAGTTCGCCCGGACCATTACAGGCAACGGTGAGGAGCCGATCCCTGCCCGCAGGGTAGCCGCTGCGATGGAGTTGATGGACAACCTCATGCAGTTCACCTGCGACCGGCACCGGCTGTCGCTGCTGGTCACGCAGGCGTGGCTGCACTGGACCATGGGCCGGGCGGCGGATGCCGACGAGTACTGCCATGCAGCGCTCGCCATTGACCCGGAGTTCCATATGGCGTCCATGTTCCTGCGCTACATCACCGAGGCTAAGCGCATTCCCTCCAACGCCTTTATGGGGAGGCAGTGATGGGCGAGGGGGCTGTTGGACGACCAACAGCCAAGCCTCGACAGCCACGGGTTCCGCTCTGGGTCACGGAGCGGGAACTGGCCATGATCGCCGCCAAGTTTGAGGGGTTCGAGGGCGGGCTGGCAATAGCAATCCGCAAGGCATCCGTCGAAGCAAGGGAGGCACGAACGGCACACAACCGGGCGATGCGCGCTTACCGCAATGAACGCCGCAACAACGACAAAAGCGCTACCAATCTGAAGGAGAACGGAAATGAGCAGTGAAACCTATGTCCGGTCCTATCCGGACTGCGACATCTGCAAGTACGAGCAGAACCGCACGACCGAGGCGCACTACGACGGACGTACCACATCCGGACAGTGGGGGTTCATGTGCGAGGTCCACTTCGCCTCCCGTGGCCTCGGGCTGGGCACCGGCAGGGGCCAGCGCCTCATCGTGGGGGAGGAACCCGAGATGACCAAGGCCGAACGGGGCGAGCGGATTCAACAAGCCCTAGAGGACGGCGACCTCGATGCTGCCGAGGAACTGGTTGGCGACGGCGACATTGCGGAGTGGTTGTGATCTACCCCGAGGGCACGCCCATCAGTGCTATTACCCAGTTCGACCGCTCCACCAAGGTCGCCTTCAAGTGCGCCAAGCACCCCGAGAACGGGACGTTCCACTCCAAGGACCCGAATGTGTCGCGCTGGTTTGGCGATAGCCAGCCATGCGATGACAGCCTTAGCGAGTTCGTCACTGCCGCCGAGTACGACGACGGCGGCGGCAAGGGCAACTATGACTTCTTCCTGCCAAGGCCGTACCCGGACGGCAGGGCAAGAGGCTAGTCATGGGTAACTGGGATGCGCTGGCGCAGGCAGCAACCATCTCCAAGCCATGCCAGTGCGAGCATGCCGTCCACTTTGAGGAGGGCATGGCACACCGTTACTTGGCTGTGCCTGCAGGCAGGCACCGTGCCATGCACGTCGGCCTCGTCTGCGACAACTGTGCCAGCACTCATCTGCATGAGTGGCTGGTCAAACCGAAAACACCATTTGAAAGAGGAATTACTGCAATGGGCACCAGAGCATTGACCGGCTTCGTCACCGGCGACACCATCCGCACCGTCTACTCCCAGTACGACGGCTACCCCGACGGGCTGGGGCTGGCCGTCTTCAAGTGGGGGCTGACCGCCGACTACGAGGACGCCAAGGCCAAGCTGCTTGCCGCCGAGGTGGTCAACGAAAGCGACGAGCCTGCGCCCGAGCAACTGGAGAAGCTGCTGCAGCGGGGAGCCAAGCCTGACCACGTGAGCACCGGCACGGACTGGTACGCATGGCTGCACCACACGCAAGGTGATCCGCAGGCCATCCTCGACTTCGGCTACATCGCCGATGTCACGGACTACTGGCCCATGGACTCGCTGTTCTGTGAGTGGGGCTGGATCGTGGACCTCGATCAGCGGGTGCTGGAGTGCTATCAGGGCTTCAATCAGGCACCCGCCAAGGGGCGCTTTGGCCCCGGTGAGCCGGACGACGGGGGCTACTACCCCATCACACTGACCCACACTGTCCCGCTGGACGGGTCCGTGGACGAGGCCGGGTTCCTCGAACTCTTTGGGAGGAGGCCATGACCCGCGGAGTCAGAGGTTCAGGCCCCACATGGGATGTCCTGCGCCGTCGTACCGTCGAACGGGGACTGCTCAATGAGCGGACGTACCTGCTGCGCTTCACCTATTCGCTCGGGCCGTACATCGAGGTCTGGTGGCAGGGCAGTCCCGTCGCGTTCGAGGTCATCAACGTGTGGGACTACGACCAGAACTCCTCGACCATCACCAACCGGGAGGAGTTCAGTGCCGCTGTGGACAAGTGGCTGGAATCCCACACCGGTGAGGACTTGCGCACCTACTGGGAAAACACCTGAAGGGAGGAAGGAGTGATCGAATGGCGAGATGTGCCACGTATCTCGTCGGCAAGGCACAGGCTGAAGCCTCACTGGCTGTTGCCTACGAGCAGCGAACAGCCAACCTCATCACGTGGCAACTCTCCGAGCGTACAGGTGACTGGTCTGTCATCGACGCCCGGTTGAATCCACCCGGAAACACAGCCTGAAGGTGGGCTGTTGGACGACCAACAGCCTGCTACCAACTCACAGAAAGAAGCGTTACAGCTATGGCAAGCGTGCCCAAAAAGAAGTCCGGCCACACGAGAGCCGGTGAACGAGTCGAATCACCACAGGCCCAGCACGAGCACGAGGGTCGGTACATCGACCCGCTCTCCGGCAGGCCAAGGAAGCTTGCCTCCGGAGCGATGACCGCTATCCAGCGGGAGTTCTCGCAGGGCGTGCCAACAAGGGAACTGGCGCAGAGGTACGGTGTCTCGACCTCGCTGATACTGCAGGTGTGCTACTTCACGCCGAAAGGCACGCCCCCTCAGCGACCGCGCCCACTCGACAAGCGCCCCGTCATTTACCCCGACGCTGACTAAGCATGCCACCTCGCATCAACAGAACTGACCCTGATTTCGCCGACCGATTCTGGTCAAAGGTGGATGTTCGAGAGCCAGATGAATGCTGGCCATGGCTGAAGGGCCTGAACAACGGCTATGGAACCCTCGGATTCGAGCGCAGGGTGCACGCAGCACACCGTGTCGCCTATGAACTTGAGGTCGGGCCTATCCCCGACGGCTTGCTCATAGACCACACATGCCACAGCACGGACATGTTCTGTCCGGGTGGCTTGGCCTGCCTGCACCGCAGGTGTGTGAATCCACGGCACCTTGAGCCGGTGGAGTTTGCCGTAAAGCAAGCGGGGAACCGCGCCAAGAGAAGAAAGGGATCGACATGAAGTATGTAAATCTCCACGACGTCACAGCAGCAAATGAATTGCTGATGTCCATGGGAGCGGACGATGCGCTCCCGAAGATTGCAGCCGTCGCCATCGAGAGAAGCCTCGAACTGCAGCACCGCATCGACCGCGCTCTAAGATATTCCGCCGAGGCCCACGCTCACAACTCGCTCCACGTCAGACAGATTGAGCGCATCCTTGATGGAAGCATCACTATCGACGACGAACTCAACGAGATGGTGCCAGAGCCTCAGCCTGTACCTCAGCCCGCACCCCAAAGGGAACTGTCGCACCAGCCACGGGAACTGGGAGCGCTGGCAGGGCGCAACAAGGATGAGCGCAAGGCGTTCCGGGCATGGGCGGAGGAGCAGGGCTATGACCTGCCTCCGAACGCGGTGCCCCATGAGTATGTCGAAGCCTACGACATGGCGATGGCAGGGCAGACCCCGCCACGGCTGCCGATCAATCCCAGAAAGAACCCGCACAGGACACCCGCGGTGGGGTCACGGGGCAAGCTCAAGCCCGGTCATGGACTGGGCGGCAGGACCGCGCAGCAGCGGGCCGAACTGCGCCGGTGGCTGGCCGAGCAGGGCTTCGAGGGAGTGAACCCCTCGGGCCGTATCCCGCAGAAGTACATCGACGCCTACGACGCAGCGCAGGCCGAGCTTCGGCGGATGCGGGCGGAGCAGTACCGCCAGCAGCAGGAGCAGCAGCAGCCCCAGCCCGAGCAGCAGCAGGAACAGCAGGAGGTGCGCTCTGCCTAGCCGTCTTGCCATAACTTGACATATGTACCTATCTCTTGGTATAATAGATGTAGGGCCACCACCCTGCCCACCCCCCCCTGTTGGTCAACCAACACCCCCCTGAAAGGAATCAGATGAGTGACACCCCGCCGCTTGACTCGTATATGTCGCGGCACTTAGAGGCGATGATGGACCCCCGGACCCCGGAGGAATCCAGCATCGTGAACCTGACCGGCGAACTGGCCCGGCTCTCCGACCGCTACCGGCACGACCGGGTAATGCTGCCCTCCATCGAGAACCTCGCCACCTGCATCATCCGCATTGCGGCCAACGGCAATGCAGGCAGGATCGACCCGGGCACCGTGGACAAGCAGGTCCGTGACATGGTGCGCCGCGCTGGAGGTGACGCTGACAATGTCGGATGAAGCAGCCGCCCGGCCACCTGCTGGGCCTGAAGGCACGATCTACGCCTACCTAGACACGGTGGACGAACCCATCCCTGCCGACCGGTGGATGTGGCAGACCGGCAACAACTGGATGGCCGTAGCCCCGTTCGAGGATGAGGAGGACTGGTTCCGCGACCTGCCCGCCGAAGAGTGCCCCACGCCCCGCGTGCGGCCCATCGACGATATACCCACCAGCGGAACGCTGACCTACATGCGGCAGGACTTTACCGAAGTGGTGCAGACGGCCCGGACAATGTCGGATGAAGCAGCCGCCCGGCAGCGCAGCCTTACCGAGGAAACCCAGCCCATGGATGTCCTGCCGTCCATGCCGGACATCCTGCCCCCAGCGCCCGAGCAGTGGAGCCGTCCGCACTGGAACCAGTGGACGCACAACTACCCGCTGCTGGTGGAGACAATGGCGGCGCATGCCGATGTGCCCGAGTCCGAGGTGGTGGAACACCTGAAGGAACTGTTCGCCACCGTGACCTCGGACCCAAAGGTGCTCCCGCTGCAGGTGCATCCGCTCGTACTGCGCCAGTACCTCAACGAGTACGTGGCCGTGGGGTAGGAGTGCGCCAGTACCGGGTCACCGAATCCACCGGAGAGGCGGTCACCATCACCTCCCGCTGGACCAGCACGCAGGAAACGCTTGATGCGTTCGTGGCGCTGGTTGAGTTCCATGCGACCTCGCCCCTCAAGGCGTCGGTTCTCATAGGGCGGGCAGAGCAAAGGCTGCCCGCCCTCCCCGTCGGGTGCGCCATCAGTGCGCTGCCCAACGACACCCACCGCATCACCATCGAGAGGCTGTTGGATGACCAACAGCCCCCACCCAAGGAAGGAATGAACTAAGCAATGGCTACCAACCCAAATCGCATTCACTTCATCGACCCCGTACAGGATGCGACGGTCGCTGCCGACAGGGTCCTTGTCCTGCGAGCCAGCAGCGACTACCAGACCGACAGGATGCTTGGCACGATCGTTTCAGTGCGCAAGAACAGGCACTTCGATGGCTACCACATCTGGTACGTCACCACGGACGGCTATCACGTGCAGGGTGCGCCGATCAATCCGCCCACGCTGGGCCACTACCAGCCCGTGCTGGGCATTCTCAGTGATGACCTGTTCGCAGTGGGGACCATGGCAGGCAGGCCCTACGGGGCCGACCATCCGGCACTGCGGATCAACAACCCCATCCGCTCCGACCGGCACACCCTCGGCGGTGCCCATGGCCTGCCTGCCTGTCATGCCGAGACGTGGGTGAAGGCTGCGCCATGGGCACACCGGCTGATGCCCCTGCCCACTGACGGCACTCAGGCGGCGACGGCGAAGCTGAGCCTCGCCGAACAGATGTTCAAGATGCGCAAGGCGCAGGCGGAAATCATCGTGCAGGGCACTATGCGCGACCACGAGGAGGACTTGGAAAACCTCACGCAGAACCACGACCTTCCCGTCCCGGTCTTCGGAGCGCTGGTACGGGGTTCTGCCTTCATTCCGGCGAACGAGGACTTGGGCCGGGAGTCGTTGGATCACGTGCGGGCCGCGGCCAGCGCCGCCGGGGATGACTTCGCCCTTTCGCGGCAGGCCTACGCCAAGGTGGACGACTTCTCCTTCGTGTACCCGTCCGAGGCTAGGAGCCGGGAGGACGTAGAGAACTTCAATCTGCCCGCCATCAACCGCCAAGCGCGCAACCTCCTGCAGCAGCCCGGGCTGATGCTCGGAGCCGCCACCCTTTCCCCTGTCCTGCGCAACCTCGCCTGAAGGAGCCGACCATGCCAACCACCGAAATGCTGAATGCACTTCTCAATACCCGTCGGGAGTTTCCCGAGCCACCGTTCCCCATGGAGCCCCGTCCCAACCGGCGAGAAAGCAATGCCGTCGTCTATGTCTCGGGATTTGCACCGGACACCGAAGCCTCCGACGAAGTGAGGGCGCGGATAGTCCACACCGTACAGCGAACCACCGGCCACTCCTTCTCCGGCGTGTATTGGATGGTCCGTGACCCGGAGACGGACTTGGCGTGGCGCTGCACCGGCTACCCGCTGGACGCGCAGCCGGTCAACGGCATGCACTACCGCACCCTCGACCATGGCATCCTCATCCGCTACAACGACGATGACCACATGGACCAGCGGCACCAACCGGGCCAGCCCTACTCGATCCTCGCCTCGGCGGACGGGCCGTGGCCACTGCCCGACGATGCGCTGTACCCCGACCCCGTAAATGACTACCCGCCCATGGTGCGGGTGATCTACGAGGGTGACGGGGTGTTGGATGACCAACAGCCGGAGCCGGAGCACGTCACCGACCTCCCCCGTACCGAGTTGATCCGTGATCTGGTGCTGATGGAGTCGGATGATCGGGCGCTGAAGAACCCCGACCCGGTAATCGGTGAGATGTACCTCATGTGGGATTCCAGTGACGACACTCCCGCTATCAACGTGGTCAGCTACCACGGCAGGAATGAGTCGGGCGACGAACCCCTGTTTGCGCCGCTCGCGTTCTTCGACAGCGGCCCCGAGCCTCGGCTGCACTCCTCGTCCTCCATGTATATCCGCACCGAGAACATGGTCTGGGTCAAGGCCCGGCTTGCGGAGCCGTCGCCAACGGAAGAACAGCTAAGCGCAAGCGCTGCCACGGTTCCAGTGCTGCGCACCGAACTCAACACTGAACTGGAGAAGTGGGATTCGTTCGGGGAGGCGCTGAACGAGATCGCCGAGGAGCATGGCTGGTGCGAACAGTTCGACCAGATCGTCCGCGACCTTGGCTTCGAGGGCAGGGCAAAGGACTGGTGGGTCACAGTCGAAGCCGATCTGACCATCGAGGACAACAACCCCTCATCCCGCATGGATGACCGGCTGGAGTCCGAGTACGGGGTAACCATCTCAGCCTCGTCCGTCGAGGTGCGCGGGAAGGTGACGGTCACGATCAACAACATCACCGCCGCCAATGCCGATGAGGCGCAGAACAGCATCGACTCCAGCAATGTTGAGTCCGCTCTGGACAACTACATCAGCGGCTGCAGCTACACCCTCCACGACTGGGAGGTGGATGACTCCGGCCAAGAGGACTAGGCCGGGCGCAGGTCCGGCAGGGAGTTGGTAGCCGCCCTGCCGGGCTTGGGCCTTGCCGCCCGATTACCAACCCACAATCGAAAGGAACATCATGTCCAGTGCAATCAGAAACATCATCACCTCCACCCTCGTAGGCGAGGGCATCAA